CAACGACATGCCCTACACCCTGATCCTCTGCGTCTTCGCCTTCGTCATGTTCGTTCTCGACGGGTTCACGGTATCGAGCCGATGGAACCTCACGGCATTCGGGCTGGCATGTCTTACGCTGGCGTTCATTCTGAGCCGAGGGCTTGCGTGATGGCTAATCCCGAAACCCGCCGCACAGCAAACACAGTCCGCACCGCTCTGATCGGCCTACCCGGATTGAGGATCGACAACATTCACCACACCCATTCCAATTCCTACTTCATCATAGAGGATTCAACCGGGCATTACACCGTCACGGTTGAGAAGCGGACATGAGCCGCTTAAGCTACACCGAGCGAGAGAAGCGCGTGGTTGAGGCGTTTGCCGCTCAATACGAAGCGGACGGAAAGCCGGCGATGGCGCGCATGTTTCGCAATGGGGGTATGGATTACTCGGCTATCCTCGCAGCACTGGCGTTCGCAGGCGAAGAGATTGAGCGCAATGTAGATTGGCGCGAAGGCTGTGAACGCCATGGCTGATATGCAGCCCATCCTAGATGCATTGGCGGAGACGGGCAACCTTACGAAGGCGTGCAAAGACTGCGGTGTTACGAAAAGCACATTCCTGCGCTGGGTTGGATTGAGCCAAGAGAACGCTGACCAATACACATGCGCGCGCGAGGCCGGCTTAGATGCCGAAGCCGACAGAGCTATCTCTGAGGCTCTCACCGCAGAGGACGCAGGCTTGGGCCGTCTCGCGCTGGACGCCCGCAAATGGTACCTCTCCAAGCTGATGCCCAAGAAGTACGGCGATAAGACCTTGGTGGGTTCCGATCCCGAGAACCCGCTGCCACAGGGCTTTCAGGTCAATCTAGTGAGGGCCAAGGATGCAACTTAAGGATATCCCGGAGGGGCCGATCCTTGCTTTTCTTGCATCGCCCTTCCCAGGTGCGGAAGCATGGCAAACATGGGCTACTTGGTTCGAGGGTTTTCCGAATAGTGTCCTCAACGCTATGCCTGAGGGAGTTACCCCCAAGATGGCTAGGCTTAAAATGGGCGCGATGATCCGCAAGGGGCTGGTCCATGGCTGCGCCTGCGGATGCCGAGGCGATTTCCGGCTGAAAGAATGAACCAAGTCGACCTACCGCAATATGCATCGGACCTATGGGAGCCATTTCGCCATCTGGCGTGGCATGGCGGGCGGGGCGCGGCGAAGTCACGCACCGTTGCAACAGGGTTGGTCCTGCAAGCCACAGAACGCCATGAGCGTATCCTCTGCGGGCGCGAGGTGCAGAAGAGCATCAAGGATTCCGTCAAGCGCCTGCTCGATGACGAGATTGACCGGCTAGGCCTCCGCCCCGTGTTCGACAGCACCGAAACCGAGATACGCGGCCCTAACGATAGCCTGTTCCTGTTCGCCGGGATCAAGGGCAACGCGAACGGCATTAAGTCAATCGAGGGCATCACGACATTCTGGGGCGAGGAGGCGCAGGCGTTCAGTCAGGCGAGCATTGATACGGTTGTCCCGACGATCCGCGCCAAGGATTCCAGACTGATATGGACGTGGAACCCGGATTTACCGACTGACCCTATCGACGTGCTGTTTCGTGGCGCGGCCCCGCCGCCCCGGTCTATCGTGCGTGAGGTGAATTACGCCGACAACCCTTGGTTCCCTGCCGTGCTGCGCGAGGGCATGGAGTACGACCGAAAGCGGGATATCGATAAGTACAATCACGTATGGCTGGGGAAGTACCGCCAGAACAGTGAAGCGCGTGTATTCAAGAACTGGCGCACCGAGGATTTTGAAAGCCCGACTAACGCAGAATATAGGCAGGGCGCCGACTTCGGCTACAGCATTGACCCGAGCTGCTTGGTGCGGTGCAGGATCGACGGAACGCTGCTCTACATTGATTACGAGGCGTGGGGCTTCAATGTCGAGATTAACAATCTCCCGCAGCTCTATATGGGCGTGCCCGATGCTGAGAAGTGGTGGACGACAGCGGATAGCTCTAGGCCTGAGACGATCAGCTATTTGCGCAACCATGGCTTCCCGCGCATCAGGCCCGCGATCAAGGGCGCGCGCTCAGTGGAGGAGGGCGTGGAGTTTCTGAAGAGCTTCGATATCATCGTACACCCGCGCTGCACCCACCTGATTGATGAGCTCACGCACTACAGCTATAAGACCGACAGTCTGACGGGCGAAGTGTTGCCGGTCCTGGCTGATACCGACAACCACGGCATCGATGCGTTGCGGTACGCGTGTGAGGGCGCGCGTAGGGCTATGCAACAGCCGAGCAATAAGGTAACGTTCGCTATACCGTCCACCGCTACGGCATTTGCGAGGCGCGCATGATCGAGTTCACCCCGACTGACACGAGCGGCTTAGAAGTGGGCGATACGGTCACATTCGACGGGAAATATGTGATGGAGCCTCGCCCGTGGTGGGCGTTCTGGCGTAAGCCCAAGGCTACTGGCGAGCTGAGGAAGTTCAAGATAATCAGCGTCTCCGGGGGGAGGGGCGGTTCATGATCATCCACATCACCACCGGCACTGAAACGCTCGGCTGTTCCTTGCTGCTGGCTAGGGTGGGCGGCAAATGGCGTGTTGAGGCTGGCGCATAGTGGCTGAGTACGAAGACGATACCGACAACGAAGCCGAGGAATCCAGCGAGGATGCGCTTCAAGAGGTATGGGAATGCGCCCTAACCGAGTTCGATGCCGTCGCTATCCCACAAGTGGAGATGCGCGCACAGAGTCTTGAGGCTCGCCGCTTCGTCACGATCCCCGGCGCGATGTGGGAAGGCCCGTGGGGCATCCAGAACGAAAACGCCCCGCGTCCCGAAGTGGACAAGATCACCAAGAGCCTTGAGAAGATCGAAACCGATTACCGGGAGAACCGGCTCGACATCGATTTCATCCCCGCCGACGACATTGCGGATCAGGAAACCGCCGACACGCTGGACGGCGTGTACCGTGCCGACGCCTATTACTACAAGGCGATGCAGGCCTACGACAACGCGTTTCAGGAAGCCATTCGCGGCGGGTTCGGGGCATGGCGGCTGTCCACCGAGTACGCAGACCCGCTTGATCCTGACGACGACGCGCAGCGCATCAATCCAGGCATTACGATTGTCGATGCGGATCAGAGCGTCTATTTCTACGGCGGCATTCTGTACGATAAGAGCGATGCCGAGTCGGCTTTCGTGCTGACCCGCGACCTGCGCAAGATCGCCGAGCAGAAGTGGGGCGCCGACAACCTTACCGAGTGGCCGTCCGATCAGTGGAAGTTCGCATGGGACTGGTACACGCCGGATATCGTCTGCATCGCGGAATATTATAAGACCGAGGTCAAGCGCGAGCAGCGGTTTACGTTTACCAACAAGCTCACCAAGGACGTCCAGCGCTATTGGGCCAGCGAGATTGAGGTAAAGGATCGCGAGGACCTGAAAGCGCAGGGTTGGGAGATGACAACCCGCGTTGTGAAGCGCAAGCGCGTCCATAAGTACATCATCAACGGCACCAAGGTTCTCAAGGACTGCGGATACATCGCTGGTGACGTGATCCCGATTGTCCCCGTGTACGGGCGTCGGGATTGGGTGGACAATATGGAGCGCTGGCGCGGCCACGTCGGCAAGAAGATGGACCGCCAGCGGGTCTATAACGTGTCGATTGCCAAGATTGTGGAGATGCAGAGCCTCGCTCCGTATCCCGTGCCGATCCTGTTTGCCGAGCAGCTCGCGGGTTCCGCCATCGGCCCTGACGGCAACATGGTGAGCCTTGCGGAGTTGTGGGCAAGGGGCAACATCGATCGCACGCCCTTCCGCCTGATCCTCCCGATGTACGATACGGACGGAAAGATTATCACCACTGGGCCCATCGGCAACATCGAGCCGCCACAGGTTGAGCCGGGAACGGCTGCGCTATTGCAGATCACCAGCGCAGACCTGACGGACGATGATCAGAACGCCGATGAGGTGAAGGCGAACGTCTCCGCCGATGCGATGGACATTGCAGCGCAGCGGGTTGACCTGAAATCCGCAATCTATCTGGACAATATGCGCCAGTCGCTCCAGCGCGGGGCGGAGATTTACTATCTAATGGCGCGCCCGGTGTATTTCGAACCGGGTCGCAAGCTCGATACGCTGACAATCGACGGGAAGGACGGAACGGCAACCCTTGGCGAGCCAGTTCTCGACGATCAGGGCGTTTACAAAGTCCGTAACGATCTGACGCAGGGCAAATACAAGGTCGTTGCATCCGTGCAGGAATCGACGACTACGAAGCGCCAGAAGACCGTTAAGCAGGCGCTTGAGCTGGCGGCTGCATTCACCGCCGCGCAGAGCCCGCAGGATGCGTTGGCGGCATCGTATACCGCCGCCCTCAATCTCAATGGCGAAGGCATCGACGAGCTACAGGAATACTACCGTAAGCGCGCCATCGAGATTGGTGCCGCGAAGCCGACTCCGGAAGAACAGAAGCTCATCGAGCAGGCGCAGGAGCAGCAGGGCCAGCAGCCGCCCGATCCCGCACAGCAGGCACTCATGGCACAGGCTGGCAAGCTCCAGTCGGAAGCCGAGCTTAACAAGGCGAAAGCGGTCCAGGTTACGGCGGACGCGCATCTCAAGAGTGCACAGGCCGATGCGGTTGGCGGACCCGAGCAGGCTCCCCAGACACCCACCGGGCTACATGCTGCGGAAGGCATCGACAAGATTGCAGGCGCAGACTTGAAGATGGCACAGGCCGAGCATCTACGGCACGACATGAGCATTCGGCACATGAAAACTGCGCATGAGATGGACATTGCCGAGCGGGCCCAAACGCAAGCGGAGAAGGAGCCTGCGGCTGCATGAGGGCCATCGAGCAAGTCCGAGTTGCAGGGGGATTAGGTGAAAACTTGCTTTCCTCAAGCCGGTATGCCGTCGATGATGATCGACCTATTATCGGCTACGTCACGGTAGTCCTCTATGAGGACGGTGGCACTATGTGTGGTGGCGCAACCGCTTTCCCCGAGGGAAGCAAAGTCCCGCTCAATCGCTATATGTTTGTCGGCATGTGCGCAGAGCGTGTGCGCGAACATTTCATCACCGATCCAGCTGCGACGAGCGTCGTAAACCGCGCAAATGGATGGGAAGACTAACCCTGACCGCCGAGGGATTTTAACGGGCGAGGGAGAATGACATGGCTACACAATTAGAAGAACTGAATCCCGACGACGAACAGGAGCCGTTCGCGGATGAGAACGTAGAGCCGCTTGAGGGCGAGCTTGAACCCGAAGGCGAGGGGCCTGAATTTGCCATCGAGCTTGAGGGCGAGGAGCAGGCCGAGGAGCCCGATCTAGTCAAGCATCTGCGTGGCGAAATCCGCGAGCGCGACAAGAAGCTGGCGCTCATCGAGAAAGCCAAGATTCCGGAGATTGTGGTTGGCGAGCGCCCCAAGCTTGAGGACTTCGACTGGGATGACGAGAAGCACGCCGAAGCCGTCGAAGCATGGGTAGAGCGCAAGCACCAGGCAGCGAACCGCGATCAGGAGGCCGAGCGCATCGCGGCGGCGCAACGCGAGGAAAGCCAGAAGCTGTTTACGGCCTACCAAGCCAAGGCAGCCAAGCTTCCCGTGAAGGACTTCGATCAGGCGCAGGAAACGGTCATTGCGGCCCTGCCCGAGTTGATGCAGGCAGCCATCCTGAAATACGCAGGTGACCCCGCCAAGGTCGTTTACGCGCTGGCGAAATACCCCGCCAAGCTACAGGCACTATCGCAGGCAACCGATCCCATCGTGTTCATAAAAAGCATTTGGGAAATGGAAAGGAATATCAAGGTGACGACACGCAGAGCCCCGCCTCCTCCCGAGGGAGAGACGATCCAACGCGGAAGCGCATCGCTTTCGACGACTTCCGACAAACAAGAGGCGGCCCTTGAGAAGGAAGCGGAGCGCACTGGCGACCGGTCGAAGCTGATCGCCTATCGTGCCAGGAAGGGAGTTAAGTGATGGCTGCTGATCGTGATTTTACGCCCGCTGAGATTATCCACGCGGGCTTGGCTGGCATTCCGGCCAATCGCCCAGGGCTCTTAGGCGAATATCCCAAGATGCTGTACCGCGCCGGCCCCGGCAAGGCGCACACCTACCAGAACGTTCCCCTGAAAATGCAGGGTGAGTATTCTGCGGATACTCTTGTCGTGGAGAACGCAGAAGAGGAGCGGGAGGCGCTGGCGGAGGGTTGGGGGCTGACGCCCGATGGCAAGGAGCCCGCACCCGCCGCCGGTATGGCTGAAAAGGATGAGGAGATTGCAGCCCTGAAAGTGCTGCTTGAGGCGTCCATTGCCCAGCAGGAGAAGCGCGGCCCCGGTCGACCTCCGAAGCCTGTCGAGGCGCCGGTAGAGTAGGGATGTGGCGGCGGGTGCGCTTCGGCTAAACACCCGCCGCCATCGCTACAGGCTTGACGAGAAAGAAGAGGGCGCGTAGAAAGCGCGCGTAAGGCACCGCTCGGCGACTCCCGGCCGCAATGGGGAA